ACCATTGACAAAGACTCTTACTGGTGCAAAGGGATGTATAAACCTTTTAGTCATTCTTTAAGGTTACTAGCTTACCAAATTCAGGAAGATACAAATACTCAATATCAGACTTAGCAAGAGTGCGTAGTGCATCATCGATAGTTTCAACCAAAGGTTCTCCACCCAAATTAAAGGAAGTATTAAAGATGATAGGGCAACCAGTTTGTTCAAAGAATTCTTTGATGAGTTTGTAGTAGTTCTCATTTTGTTTCTCAGTTACTGTTTGTATTCTACATGTGCCGTCAACATGTATGATGGAAGGTATCTTTTCTTCAACACCTTCTTGACACTTAACAGCATACATCATGTAAGGAGTGTCTTCCATGTCAACCAAATCAAACCACTCATGTACATGCTCTGCTAAAATAGAACCTGCAAATGGTCTGAAGTATTCACGATGCTTAACCTTGTTGACAATATCTTTTCCTTTAGGATCACGAGGATCATATAGAATAGATCTGTTACCAAGAGCACGAGGACCAGACTCAGATCTACCTTGGAATAATGAAACAATATTCTTATTCAAGATAAGATCTACAACATCCTTATCATTAGCATCAGTTATCTCTGCATTATATTTTTCAACAACTGATTCAACATCATCCAATTTATAATTATAATCTAATCCAAGATACAACCCACTATAATCTTTAACCTCTTCATTCTTACTCACTTTATGATAATAATAAAGAGCAGCACCTAATGCAGTACCAGCATCACTAGAGATAGGTTCAACATATAAATTAATACCTTCATCCTCTAACTGTTGCTTATAATAATAGTTAGCCACACAATTCAATCCATATCCACCAGAAATTACAACATTATTATTAGATGTAGTAGCAACAGCAAGTCTAATCATCTCAAGCATCTTCTCCTGAGATGCTGTCTGTACAGCATAAGCCATGTCTCTACGATTTTGTAACCTAGAGAGGTCAGACTGTTCAATGTCTGGTGGTGCTTGCCATGATGAATCAAGACCTTCATTAACAACACCAGAGTTAGGATAGTATGGTATGAATATATTAGGATTCACATGCCTATAATCACCATCACCTTCTGGAGAAAATATTGGTCCCATAGATTCATTAGGTTTACCATATGGAAATAATCCCATAGTTTTCCCTGCTTCAATTCCCCTAAAACCACAGTACATAGTGGCTGCTTCATATGCTTTTACGATACCACATGTCTGATCAATAACAAGTAAGGATGATCCACTATCATCAGGATCAATCAAAGAATTATCAAACTCACCATCAACTTGCCTTAAGGTAGGACCATTACCACCAACATGTTTAAAGATACAACTAATTTCAGATGGATAATCACATCCGTATATACTTTCTACCTCCCAGAATGTTTGTTGCTTATTAAAAGATCCAAATCTTAAAGCAGATCCTGCACCATCAACAATAAGAGCAACTGCAGTATCAAATCCAGAACGATAGAATGCTGCAGCAGCATGAAGTTTATGATGTAAAAGACTTAGATCCTTCACTTGAGGATGTACACCTCCATGAAGTATATTTTGATAAGCAATCTCCCTATCAATCAATCCAAGTTTTCTAGCCCAACCTGTATAAACATCTTCAACACTATACTCTAGCTCACCAGCAGTCTGTTTAAGATCTTGTGTATGAGCAACTAAAAGAACCTCAAGTTGATCCTCTCCAATATGCTCCTTCATCTTCATCATAGAAGCAAGAGGAGCACCATCATACTTACATCTTGTAAGTCTTTCTTCTTCTATGGCAAATTCAATTTTACCATCCTTTAGAAGACAACATCCTCCGTTATGTCCACGGGTGATTGCACCTATCCATTGTGTCATTTACCAAACCCTCTATTAATTTGTGGAGTAGTATCGCAGCATTTATTAGGTTGCTGTTCCTCTTCTAGTTTTAAATTACCAGAGTAAGCCTTAGACTTACCAAGTCTTTTCCTACAGCTAGTGATTACTGACTGAACATTCTCACTAGTCATCTTCATACATTCATCGTTCATCATATCTTGATAGTCTTCTGCTGTCAACCTAAGAGGTTGAAATACTCTCTTACCCTCACCAATATCAATAATATCAAAATTGCGATCCTCTGGGTATGAAATATTTACTGGGAATGTAGCACCTATAACAGTAGTCACTGTAGTATTAACAGACTTAGCAATGTGTTGTCCGACACTATCACATCCTAAGAAATGATCTGCACACTCAATGATACCTGCCCATACTCTAATGTCTGCCTGTGGCCAAGCACATGGAATCATATTTGATTCAGGTGGATCAACAACAAACTGAAACTCAGACATGATGATGACACCATAATCCTTCCTTAAATTATTAATCACCTCTACTATATCTCTTTGATGGAAACTCCTTGAACTCTGATCAATAATAAATTCTCCTTGTACCTCTGCACCTCTACCAAAAGGTTGAACAACTATTACCTTATCTTTTTTAGTCTTTGCTTTGATTTGTTCTACAAGATTAATAGCATTGATTGCTTCAGTCTTAGATAGTTTAATCTTAGGAGTAGGAAGATCTCTAGGTTCATCCAACCCATTGATTTCCATGTCATATGCTTGAGCTATATTACATTTCTGATTATAATAATGCCACCTCCTATAAGGTTCAGGTGTCATACAATCTCTGTGTTTGATCTTATCTTCAAACAGATTCTTATGCCAATGATCGTAAGCATACTTATCTAAAACAGGATGACCTTTAAAGAAGTTCATCCCCCCTTCTGCTACGATAACAAAATCGTCATGGGTTTCAGCATACTTTTCTAGTGCAGGAATAGAAGCAATTACTCTACCAGCACCACCATTAATAAAAAATACTTTAGATCTCATAATAGTTATTCAGTAATTTATATAGTCACATAAAAAGAACTTGTGCTATACGATCATGATCGGTAAACATCCGTTCATTCATCCACTGCATATGCAATGTCTCTGATTCATACACAACGCATCTATTATACACCATTTCCAAACCTAAAACAACCTTCCAGTTACCTGAATCAATAGGATCATCTATCATATCAGGTTTTGGTGTAGTCTGCAATCCATTCCAAGAATATAATCTAGTCCCACCTTGACATTCTTCTGGAGTATTTAAATATATTACTACACCAAAATGATTATCAAAAGAATCTTGATGAGGAATTATACTATGATCGTGAGAAGATTGATTTGATATATTAACCATGAAACCTTGTCGGTCCCAATTATCATTCCAATGATTATAATTTATTGGTCTATGCCACAGAGATTCTCTAGATAGACCAGTAAAAAATGGTTTTAAATTTTTAATTCTATCATCATTTTCAAACACTCTCCATCCTGGAAATGCAGCTAGAAGATTAGGATTATCTTCAGGACTATATCTTTTAGATAATAATGCATACTCTCGTACCTCATCAGGATTCTTATAGAAATTGTCAATGATTAATGCATTTCTATTTTCATTACCTATCTTAGATACTAAAGTAATTTCAGGATCATTGATCTCGAACATATATATTCCCCGAAACAGATACTCTCTCAACATCAGGAGTCTTGAAAGGTATGACCATATGCTCCAACCAAGAAGGGAATATAAAAATATCTCCTGCCTTTGGTATGTAAAACCTCATAGGTGAAAGCATATCCTTTTCTTCACCATACCTAAAGACAATTGATCCTGGTTTAGGTCCACGATTATTCCATTGATAATATTCTTGTGGTATTTCCTCAGGAACATCCAAATATAATACAAAACTCAGCAGTCCAGTATGATTGTGCAATGGATTAAAATCATTAGCTTTCTGATAGTTTACCCACAGTTCTCTAATATCCCAATCAAATGGATCAAATTTACCACCAGAATATTCAGTAAATGATCTTAAATATGTAATAACCCAAGGATTTAATGCTTCTTGTACCCATTGCCTATCTTCATCCTTAAAAGTCCACTCATCTGTCATGATAGCAGCTAACTTATGTGATGAGTTCTGTTTCTCAACACCTCTGACTGTTGCTGCTCTCTTAGATATCTCTTCTATAATAGAAGGAAGTAATTCACTTTGCCATAAATATGGTCCCCAAGTAGCTACTTGATGTTGTATCTCCTTGGGGACAAATTGTTTTTCCATGTTGTAAATCCTATAGGTCAAAAAAATTCTGGGAAAAATTTTCCCAGAATTCGGTAACTAAAAAGTCAATTTTGTTTTAGTTAGGTGAGTTATTTAACTTTGCGTTATCAGTGTTCGGATCTGTTGGATAAAGATCCCCAGTGATGTCACCACCAACAGCAGGGTGAACTCCAAATGTTTTACCTGCTGCTACCTGATCTGGATCCATTGGCCATACGATCAAGTGTGTAGCAGTACCAATACCTGCCCAATCAGTAGGAAGGTCTCTCAATCTCTGACGATATATTTCCCAAGGTTTTACAACTGCGGATGGGGTATCTACTGCAGCAACTCTACCATCACAGGCATCGAGCATTGAATTTCTTGTTGACCTTACCCAGTCCCATCCAAAGTTTACACCTTCTGTACTAATACCAGCAGGATCACCATCATGGTTGAATGCACCACCTGACCAAGTACTTGTAGCCGTATCATAATAGAATGATCTCTGATCAAATGTCTCTTGGAAGTCATGTGGATCAGCAATCGTTGGATTATCTACATCAGAAGGTCCAACATCAATTGTAACACGAGCACCTTTATATTTCTGTCCCCATAATGCTAAAGCATGAAGTGGATACTTAGACGCATCCAATAGAACTCTAACTGAATCAGCAGCAGTAGGCATCTCTGCATCTTTGCTATCTGGATCTAATATTCTTTCGCATTGTGCTGGAACTGCACCTACCACCCATTCAGTTACTATCTGTTCTGGTCCTTCGTAAGTTGCTATACCAACGGTTGCTGATGATTGATCTTGTCCTAGCCATTCCGTTGAGCAAGGAAAGATAACTGTCTTAGTAATTTGTGCCATGTTTAGTTCAGGTTTGTTCCCTCATCTGTTATTTATATTATGACCAATAGGTTACAACAACCAATCCACCTTGTCCATATCCACCCCAACAGCAAGAACCATCAGTGTATGGTGAATGTCCACCGCCACCTGGCCAAAGTGAATGACCTCGGCAACAACCTTGTGTTACACCATGAGAACAGTTGTCAATGTTAGCAGTGTCAGCACCTCTACCATAAGGACCAGATGCACCAGATGCCCATGACCAGTCAGAACCCATACAATACTGGTTCTGTCTTCTACCTGGTGAAGTACCTCTTATTCCAAAGTCTGCACCGTACCAGCAAGCAGTAGTACCCCAACATCTGCAGCAATGCCATGTAGAACTACAAGAGTAGCAACCACCAGAGCACTGATGCCAACCCCATGCTCCACCAACAGCACAGAAGTTACTTAAAGTACCACCATTAACATATGATGTACATCCTCGTCTACCACAGCAACCACAACCTGTATTGAATCCACAACAAGAGCACTGACTAGAACCAGCAGCACATATAGTATATGCTGTACTTCCTGAAGTAAAGTCTCCTTTGTGTCCAAACTGTGTCTTAACAGCATAAGCACCACCTCCACCACCAGGACCATTGTGACAGCATAAGGATACGCTACCTGATCCACCACCAGCAGTCAGTTCAAACCTAACAGTGAGTGCTTTACCTGGAACCGTCCAGTATAAGCAGCAACCCCCGTTAGCGTGAGTCCAATAGTCGCTATTGCAAACATAGAACTGACAGGTAACAGCAGTCGAGAAACCACTAACCTGTGCTGGTCCTAACGAGTTGGCAGCAACTGCCAGTCCCCCATTAATTTGTTTATAACTTTGATAATCAGCCATTGCCTATGCCTTGTGGTGTAATAGTATTTAGAAAATATAATAAAAAGGGAGTGATACACTCCCATCAGCGAGAATTAGATGGTGATGATTCTCCATCCTTGTGAACCATCAAAGAAGACCATTTCAAATGCTGCACCTTCAGTTGTGACTGTTAGGTCAGCGTTGTCTCCCATAATTGGGTTACCGTTTCTACCAATCGTTAATGCGTTTGAATCAAATGTCTTGTGTGAGTCAAAGATTCTTACGCTGTCACCCTTAACAGGGGATGCAGGTAAAGTAACTGTGAATCCACCAGAAGTTGTGTTAGCGAAACACTGTTGCTTGTTAGCTAGAGTAACACCAGATGTTGCAGTTACATTAGCGTAAGCACCTAGA